CCTGTTGTCGGCCAACCGACCTACGGCATTGACCGTGCGGCGTTTAACCAGGGGCAAAACGCTCAGTACAAACCCGCCATTGAAGAGGAACAGCAACCCACCCTGACAGCAAAAGGACCCGGTGCCGTAGCCCAACCCTACTCTTTTTGTCCGCAGATGAAAGCTGAAAGCCAATGCTTTCGCAGGGATGGAAAGGCAAACACACTCGTAAACGGAACAAGTCCTGGGTGTCATAACGGTCTGGTGGACACCGATTACATCGTCCGCAGACTCACACCAACGGAATGCGCCCGCCTGCAGGGCTTCCCCGATTGGTGGTGTGATGGGCTCGGAACTGAAAATCCAACTGATGCGGAAATTGAATTCTGGTCAGAAGTTTGGGAAACGCACCGCAGGATCATAGGGACAAGCAGCAAGGCAAAAACGAGGAAACAAATCGTCAAGTGGCTTCAGAATCCACATTCCGATGCCGCCGAATATAAAATGTGGGGTAACGGCGTGGCTCTGCCTTGTGTCTGCTTCGTGCTGACGAGCATTGCTCTGTCTGTGCAGGATACCGCTTACTAATCGGGCTGTGGTTACCTACAGAAGTCATTCAAAACAACTTGCTATTTACAGCATTTAGAGTGATGTATGTAGTACCAAAAACGAAAGGCGGTATGAAAAATGAAGATCAACTACAACATCACGGGAGAAAAACGCAAGTCGCTTGTGGGCGCAATCAGCCAGGAGCTGAACGCTCCGGCAAAATACCTCAGAGCACCTACATTTGCTTACGAAGTGGGAGGTTACCTTATCGATAAGAACGGCAAGTTAACGGGGCCGGACAGCCTTGACCTGGAAGCTGACCTGCAAAGCATCCACGGCTTTACGGCAACTGAACGCGAGTACGATGAACCTGATACCTATGAGAGCGGGCTTGGCGGCATGGGTGCGACACCCTCCATCGGGGAAATTAGCGACGATGCAGCGGTTTGGGTGGAACGTGAAATGCACCGCATGAAACTTGAAAACTCAAACGTCCCCGATTACTCAAATCGAGGACAGTATGGCGGCGATGACGTTCCTGCCTTTGAGGAGCTTCGAATGACTGAAAATGAGGAATTAGGGCTTGGAAAGGAACGCCACGAGGATTTCCAAGGTGAAAACGGTATGCAGTCGAGCGATGCTCCCAAATCTGATGAAGCTTACAACCTGACCATTGAAATACCGAGGTCGGCTTTTACCGATGCGATGCTTGAGAACCTCAAACGGTTGGTGGAAAGCAAGTCATCCCTCATCAAAAGGGCTCTGGGGATTTCAGAAACTCCATTGGAAGTGTTGGAAGAAACAATCCGTTTTCCATGGTTTTCAGCCGTGACGGATGCCGAAGCGGTCAAGGCTTACACGCATTTTGTCACAGCCTTATGTGAAATGGCAAAAACGCAACATCGGGTCAGTGCAGTTGACAAGCCTGTTGAAAATGAGAAATACGCTTTCCGATGCTTTCTCCTTAGGCTTGGATTCATTGGGGATGAGTACAAAGTCGAGCGTAAAATCCTGCTTTCGAGACTTACTGGAAGCTCTGCGTTCAAGAATCCTACAATGGGAGGTGGCGACAATGAATAGTTTGCCATCGCAGAAAACCGTGAAACTAATTCGCAAGCAATATCCCACTGGCTGCCGTGTGGAGCTTACCCATATGGACGATGTGCAAGCCCCTTCCATTGGCACTAAAGGAACAGTGGTCGGTGTAGACGATACCGGAAGCATCATGGTGCGTTGGGACAACGGGTCTTCCCTAAATGTTGTTTACGGTGAAGACTCATGTCGGAAAATTAATGAAGCGGTGATGGATGTTAAAGTTAAGGCCCAGATCCTCATTGTCCGCGCTACCGGCGAGACGAATATGTTCGATGTACCAAAGGTGCAGGAAATCGCCCTGCGCGAGGGATTATATGAACTTGTGGATTTCATCACTGAAAACAAGGCCGCGTATGCACGGTTCATCCTTACGGGGGATGAGGAATAGATAAATAGACATAACCAGGGAACAGTGCCGGCATCGGCTCTGTTCCTCGTACAGAGACTGTTAAAGGCTTGTTATCTGGCAAGTCTATTTTTATGCCCTTATGAAGGAGGTGACCGCATATCCGAAAACTGAAGAAATATAACCCGACTGCTTTTAAAGCCAAAGACTCCTACTACAGCAAGGAGATGGCGGATTTTGCGGTCGGCTTCATCGAAGCCCTCTCGCACACCAAAGGCACCTGGGCGGGAAAGCCCTTTGAACTGATTGACTGGCAGGAGCAGATTATCCGGGATGTTTTCGGAACCTTGAAACCAAACGGCTACCGGCAGTTTAATACCGCCTATGTGGAGATACCGAAAAAGATGGGGAAAAGTGAGCTTGCGGCGGCTGTTGCCCTGCTACTCACCTGCGGGGATAACGAGGAACGTGCCGAGGTTTACGGCTGCGCTGCAGACCGAAACCAGGCTTCCATTGTTTTCAACGTGGCTGCGGATATGGTACGAATGTGTCCTGCTTTATCCAAGCGGGTCAAGATACTCGATTCGCAGAAAAGGCTTATTTTTCTACCAACCGGCAGCATATACCAGGTACTGTCCGCCGATGTTGGGAACAAGCACGGGTTCAACACCCACGGCGTCGTATTCGATGAGCTTCATACCCAGCCAAACCGAAAGCTCTACGACGTGATGACCAAAGGCAGCGGTGATGCCAGAATGCAGCCGCTGTATTTCCTGATCACCACTGCAGGGGACAACCAAAACAGCATCTGCTGGGAAGTACACCAAAAAGCTCTGGACATCATGAACGGCAGAAAACGTGATCCTACCTTATATCCCGTTATCTATGGTGCTGCTGCCGAAGATGACTGGTCTGACCCGAAGGTGTGGAAAAAAGCAAACCCGTCGCTTGGCATAACGGTCAGCATGGATAAAGTTAAAGCAGCATTTGAATCGGCAAGGCAGAATCCGGCTGAAGAGAACAGCTTCCGGCAGCTTCGGCTTAACCAGTGGGTCAAGCAGGCTGTGCGCTGGATGCCCATGGACAAATGGGATGCCTGCGCTTTTGCCGTTGACCCCGAAGCTATGTGGGGTCGAGTCTGCTATGGTGGTCTCGACCTTTCCTCGTCTACTGACATCACGGCCTTTGTGTTGGTCTTTCCTCCACTTGATGAAGAGGACAAGTATACCGTCCTTCCGTACTTCTGGATACCGGAAGATAGCATCGACCTGCGGGTTCGCCGTGACCATGTGAATTATGACGTTTGGAAGAAGCAAGGTTTTTTATTAACCACCGAAGGCAACGTCGTTCATTACGGATTTATCGAAGCCTTTATTGAGGATCTTGGAATGAAATATAACATCCGAGAGATTGCCTTTGACCGCTGGGGTGCGGTTCAGATGACGCAGAATCTCGAAAACCTCGGTTTTGTTGTCGTACCATTCGGTCAAGGCTTCAAGGATATGTCCCCTCCGACTAAGGAGCTGATGAAGCTTACCCTGGAGCAGAAAATCGCCCATGGTGGGCATCCGGTGCTCCGGTGGATGATGGACAACATTTATATCCGCACCGATCCGGCGGGCAACATCAAAGCGGACAAGGAGAAATCCACCGAGAAAATTGACGGCGCGGTTGCCACCATTATGGCGCTTGACCGAGCGATTCGGTGCGGCAACGAAAGTAGAGCTTCGATCTATGACGATCGAGGCCTGCTTGTTTTTTAGTAAAGGAGATTGATGTCTATGGGAATACTGCAAGGAATATTCAAGGCGCGTGACAAGCCTAAAGACGCCCTCGGCGGCAGCCGCTACAGCTTCTTTTTTGGTAGCACCAGCACGGGTAAGCCGGTCAATGAACAGACGGCTATGCAAATGACAGCTGTTTATAGTTGTGTGAGGATACTATCCGAGACATTAGCGGGCCTACCGCTCCATGTATTTCAGTACAACGATTCTGGCGGCAAAGAAAAGAACCTTAAGCACCCACTGTATAAACTACTCCATGATGAACCAAACCCTGAGATGACTTCCTTCGCGTTTCGAGAAACGCTGATGAGTCATCTTTTATTATGGGGCAATGCCTATGCGCAGATTATACGAAACGCCCGTGGCGAGGTCATTGCTCTTTACCCACTGATGCCGAACAAAATGACGGTCGACCGGGACTCTAACGGTCGGCTTTTCTATTTGTATCAGCGCAGTAGCGAGGATGCTCCTTCCCTCGGAAAAGACAGCCAGGTCTACCTGCCTCCCTCTGATGTTCTTCATATTCCTGGCCTCGGCTTTGATGGACTGGTTGGCTACTCTCCCATTGCGATGGCGAAGAATGCCGTGGGATTGGCCATTGCCACTGAGGAATATGGTGCGAAATTCTTCGCTAATGGAGCCGCTCCGGGCGGAGTGCTGGAACACCCCGGCACCATCAAGGACCCACAGAAAATTAAGGAGTCCTGGAACGCAGCCTATCAAGGCAGTGGAAACTCACATCGGGTAGCCGTTCTTGAGGAAGGCATGAAGTATCAGCCCATTGGGATCTCACCGGAGCAAGCACAGTTTCTGGAGACGAGAAAGTTTCAGATCAATGAAATCGC